TGCATCGCCAAGACTGTTAAGAGTCCAGGTGTCCATCTGAAGCATGTACGCAACGTCAGGAGTGCAGTTCTGGTCAGCGACAATCTGAATTGGTCCTTTTGGTCCAAGGATAGTCAATGACTGAAAGCCGATGTCTGCGTCATCGCTGCTTACTTTGTCGTAAACAACCTTAGAACCGAGCGCCTTCTCAAGGTTAGAGAAGTTTGCAAAGTTCATAAAGCAGTGACTTGGAGAACCACCTTCTCGCGCGAGACGACTTGCAGCAGAGATAAGTGCTTCTTCAATTGGCTGAGCAGAGCCGTCAAAACGAATTCCAGCAAGACGAGTAGCGTCTTTACTTCGGTCCTGACTGAAAAAGCTATCGCCAGTAGTAGGTGCCGCTGACGGCAACCATCGCTCTAGGCCAGAAATCTTTTTAGGTGAGCCTGCGCCGTTTTGCGCGTCGCCACGTTGAAAGATGTGATTGCCGGTAGCAGTCGCGCCCATGCCTGTGACAGTGAAACTTCCGTCATCACGATCAACAGTCTGCACAACCATAGTTGTACCTGCATGAATAGCGCCGGTTGCGGTGGCTGATGCATTAAGCTCCATGCCAACTTCGATGTTGGTGATTTGGTCTTTCTTCTGCATGGTTAGCTTAGTTGCAGAATCTTTGGTAACAGTACCAAGCGAACCAGAGCCGTTAGCATACATAGAAACCGCAAGAGACCGAGTAAGCGACTGGATAGCGCCGTCAATCTCAAGAGTTGCATACTTCAAGAACGCATCCGCTGCGCCCTCAGTAGCCTTGATGGTTTCGCCAGTGATGCTAGCGAAAGAGTAGTCCTTAACGCGGGTAAGAACGAATCGTGCAAGCTCAGTTGCAGTGTTCAAACCTTGGCCGGTTGCGAAGTCAGCAGAGCGTCGGTTTGCGATACCATACTGAACTGGAACAGGCATGTTCTCACCGCCAAACCGCTCATACTTAGGCATGAGAGCGAGCAGTGGGTTGTCCTTGTAGACCATGTTTTTGACGGTCAAGGGCTTGTAATGCTCCTTGAGCGCCTGGGTGACGTTGTCGAGATTTAATGAAGTTGGCATAACTCACTCCTAATCGGAGCAAGTTCATCTTACTCCGAGCGAAACAGACTGGACCCGTACTTTCCAACCAGCGCGTCTAAAGACTGCTGCTTGGTAAGCTTCTTGGGCTTATCCCCTGGTGCTCTCTGCACCTGAGAATTTGTTAATGTTTTTGATGGCGTTTTCTCAGAAGCACTTGCTTCCTCTTTTGCTTGCCCAGCCACGGGCTCTGTCTTCGCTGGAGCGTAACGCTCTTTGAGTCTTTGCTCTAGTTTCGGTATTTTGAGGTATTTTTCTGCTTCATCCTCATAATAATCCTCAACCATTTGAGCAGCTTCTTTCCAAGGCATCACCTCTTTTGTGGTATTGTAATAGTTTTCTATTACCTCAGCCACATGGTGATATGCTTCATTGGCCTTGATGAAACCAAACTCATCCTCATTGTCCACAAACTTCTTAACTTCGTCAAGGAACTGAGTCTGAAGTTGTTCCGCTTGTTTCACCTGCTGTTGTTTTTGAAGCTCGGCTCGCTCAGCCTTCATGGCTTCAATTTCTTCACGCATGCGCTTCATTTCCCCCGCCATCTTTTGCTCAGGGGTAATCTCGCCATCTTGTAAAACTTGTCTGCTTAGGGCTTCGTAGTCTAGCCCTAGCTTCTGCATAACCTCGTAGGGATTCTCCCGTGCAAGTTTCTGTAGGTCATCGTAGGATGAGACCGTATTCTTGCGTGCATCAAGCTCTTGTTGCACACGCTTCATCTCGTCACGCTCTTGACGTATCTTCTTTTGTTCTCGAGCTAATTGAGCGAATCTTCGAGAGAACGGGTCGGGCGCTGGCTCGGCGGGAGTTCCTGCATCGCTGCTCTCCACTCCATCGTTATTATCATTCGCTCCAGCTGTTTCATGTGAAACACTGTCTCCTCCAGAGGATCCTCCATCAGTTCCTCCAGAAGAGTTTCCCATATCAGGAACTGGTTGAACTTCTTCTGCAATTACGCCCTCTTCTGTCATGTTCTCTCCTTAAACTGGCACACCTTCTTGCGCGGCACCAGTTACTTGTTGGTCTGGCAATTCAGCTTCTGCCAGCTCATTTATTGCTTCCCTCGGAGGTGTCTCCGTAGGCGTTAGTTCGGCTGGAGCGGGGCCACCAGGCATTGGGGATCCTTCTGGCATGGCAGCGACAGGAGGTGCTGGTGGCTGGAGCATTCTAAAACACTCCTGCATATATTGTCTCATGAGGTCCAAACGGTCTTCAGGGGCACCGTTTATTTTAGCCTCGATATATGCCCGCTGAAAAAACTGTAAGTGAAGTTGCAAGTCAGAGAAAGGCTCTGGAGGATAATACTTGCCCTTCTCGAGAATCTCTTCTGCGAGCATCTCAGCCTCATCAAGAGGCGCTGTTGCCAGCTTGTTGTATTGCTCGATGTCTGGGAAGTCTAAAAGACTGCGAGTCTCTGCTTTGTCAATCAAGCCTGCCTGCGCCATCTCAATGACGGTTTGCAGACGTGCAGCCGGAGTGGTCGGCAAGAGACTCGCCGGATAAACTTTCATCCGATACTGGTCTTCACGCAGGTTAATATCAGACCATAGAATCTTCTCAATCTCTTTATCGCCGTGAGAGATTACCTCGTAAGTTTTACCCTCTTCGGAAACGTCCTTCGCTAGGTCTATCATCTGACGAGCAATCTCGAGAAAAGCAGACTCATAAGCCTGGCCAACAATAACAAAACGCTCTGTCTCAATGTCGCTGTACTCACGCAAAGCCACACCTGACTCTAGACCCGCAGGCTTGAGACTTGTTGCAGACAGTTGACTGATGCCGGAAATCTCATACGCGCGGTTGTAGAGTCGGTCTAGGTGACTAAATACTTCACCCGCTACAGTCTGCGGCACAAAGAAACGTGGCGGCTGACCTTCGTATTCAATGATGCCCCAGGTCTGATTGTTAATTTGCTCTTTAGCTACCTGTGACCCGCGCTCCAGGAATACCTTTGGTGTCGCCAGGTTCATCTGCTCCTGAATATTAAGCAGCAGTTGGTTAATCTCTGCCTGGATGCCACGAAGTTGCTCAGCCAACCCCTGGCCATAGAAGCCAAGCATGCGCTGAGTCCATCGAAGCGTGACAAACGGGAAGTAATCCTTCTCGTATTTCTCGTCAAACAGTGTCGCGTTGTCGATGCAGATAACATGGCGACCATCGTCAGAGTTTTGAGAGGAGCGTATATGCCATGCCTCAATAACCTCAATCATGTCACCAGTATTGTAAGTTCTGTCTTCTGGATCACATGGCGCAGCCGCAGCAATTTCCTCGTGGTGACCAGGGAACAAGCCCATGACAACCTCTCGAGGCATAACCTTACGCTGAAACATCGAGCGAGGATCACCATATCGAGCTTCGTACTCATCGACGATAAGTTCACTGGGGAAGATACGCTCAACCTTTACCTGATCGTCTTCCACGAAAATCTTTAACACGCCAGTCCCAAAGACGCAGCTATCAAGAAAAATTCTCTGCATAATGTTATAGATGTCAACTTGGTAAAACATGCCGTCGACAAACTTAGTGAGCAGTTTTGCTTTTCTCTTAAGGCTAAAGTCTCCCCCACTGGTTAGAAAAATAGGCCTAGGTCTCGTTTTGCCAATCTTGGCAGTTACTGTATTGCAGCAAGATGCAATGACGTTAAACGTAACGCGGTCATCGTCGAAAAGCGTGCCTGTTTTATAACCCACGGGATTTAGGGCGTTATTGTAGTAGTTCTCAAAAAGAGACAAATGCAATACATCGTGATCAGATCGAGTCTCAATCCTGTCTTTTAAATTCTCAAGCAAGGAGTAAATTAAATTTTGAGGATCATCTTGATCAGAGTCCCACCAAAACTTTTGATCCATAATCATTGCAGCCTCTCAATCGATGTGCCCGCAGCCCACCATCTTTCAGAATCGTTACGGTCGAGATTTTTTGCCGACTCAGCCCAATGCTTGTCCTCAATCATCTCCCAGTACTCTGGAGTACCATACTTCGGAGGCTCTATTGGGGCCTCGTATCTATAGTGTCGACATTCTCGCCACGCGTAAAGCGCTGCGTCCGCAAGGTGATTCTCAAAACGTGCGTCTTCTTTGCGCCGGTCTTCATCCCATTGCAGATTTTGCCACTCGTCTAAAATGTCAGACCCTCGTGTTACTTTGAGGATGCCGTCAGCCAAGTCTGAGTTCATCATGTCGATGTAGCTCATCTTCTTAGTTTTTTCCGCTGGATAAATGGGGAGCCCATAACGAACCTTAAACTCCTCCACAATAGACTTACCCAATCCACCGGTGTCGGCGACGATTCTGGTGAAGTCGTACTCGTCGGCAAGATCACCAATTCGCTCTGCAATGTCGGTTGGCAACATCTTGGACTGTTTGTGGCAGTCGACGATGAAGACATGCGGTAGGTCTCGACTATAAGCCATGACGACGAATGCGGTTGCATCGTGGTATCCAAGGTCGACTCCGAGAATGTATTCGAAGTCGTAGTCGTCTGGAAGTTCGTCGACGATGTTGTGGCTATGGTATCGGTAGACAAGAGAATCGTCTGAGCGAACCCATCGACCACACCACTCTCGCAGGTATACCGGATTGTCATCGGCCCATCCCTTGGAGTATTTCTTCTTGTCGAGATACTCTCCAGCGTGTGGGATGTATGTGTTTTCGAGAATAGTCCAGTGATGCTGCGAAAAGCCCGGTCTAAGCCCTGTCGATGCCTCATAAAAAAATCCTGAACAGCTTGCGGTAGGAGTTCCAATCATTGCCAGGGTGCCGTCGCAGTCAATAAGCGCAGGCTCGAGTACCTCCTCAACCAATGCATCAATGTGACGACCAAACGAACCCGCCTCATCAAGAATGACCAACTGGTACTTAAGACCACGCAATTTATCGATATCTGCCTCATCATTAGCGCCGGTAAGCATGATTTGGCTGTGATTTGGGAAGGTTGCGGTCAATTCTGAGTTATTGAAGTGGATATTTAGGTAATATTTACGGTTTGCACGCTGCAATTCTGACCACATGAGCTTTTTGGCGCTGGCCCTAGTCAATGCAATGTATGCGCTGGTCGATTCTGCATACTTCATTGCTGTTTCAATAAGGTAGTAACAAGAAGCATAGGTTTTACCGGCCCGACGACTGCAAAGAGCTGTTTTTAGACGGTTTTCGTCCTGCAAATACTCCATTTGTTGCGGCAAGAGGTGCTTATGCCAAGCAAATGAGCGATTTTCGGCGTCTGGCTCATCGGCTACCGCCTTGATTTTGGGCTTTCGACCCCGTTTTGGGGTCTCTTTTGGTATCATATCGTCCGAATCTAACGGTGCCATCCATGAGACAGATGCAATTGGCACAAAACGAGGGTCTGAATTGTTGTAACGAACTGAAACCCAGTCACCAATTAGGATTACCTCGAAACGAGGGTCTGTGGTGACGTCAATAAAGTTTTGATTAAACACCGGGCGTGCATTATCGGTTAACATAAGACTTTTAAGTTTCACTTTGTGCATTTAGTTCTCCATTGTAGAGTTTGTTTACCTGCTCTAGTCCACCTTTATGGCAGAGATGCGGGACAAGGCTAATGTTGTGCCGACGGAGGTCTTTACGGAGAACAAAATCATGACTAGCCAGCGTTGGCTCGCCGCGCTTGTAATCAAACGCATTGAGCATTGCTGTCATTACGCCGAAGGTTCTGTATTCACGCTTCACATAACCCCAGTGACATATAAAAAATCTATCGGTGCGGTCTGCACATAACCAGCCACAGAACTCATCGTCCATATCTGGCAGGTCTATGACCGCGACGACTGTATGGGCTTCGCTCAAGAGCCTGCCCACAACCTGGCGATGCAATTTGTTCATCACCGTTTTTGGTATCGATTTGTTTTGGCCATGGTACGACTTGAGCCAGTTAGAGTAAATCATCGGCGCATCGGACGCATCAGCCACGCGGATTCGGATAGGCAAACGTCTTTCTTGCGCGAGGGCCATTATTGAACAACACCTGTTACAGCTGCCTCTAAAGATTGAAAACTTGCACCGTCTTCCGTGTTTGAAACAATGAAAAATGCGTAAGGCCCAGATGCGTCAGTAATAAGGCCATCTGCCTTCGTGACAAGGGTTGCTCCTGCTGGAATAAATACACTGCTCCAGAGATTGGCTTCTCCTGTAAATGCACCGCTAAAACTTTGAGTGCTGCGAAGAACAATGCTATCGCCAGATCCCGATGCCGTTGCCGATACAACTGGGTATGAACTATCGCCAACACGAACAACCGCGTTTTCATAGTTTTCATACCATGCGAGTTTTTTGATGCCCGCATCGTTGGTGTTTGTGAAAGTGGTTTTACCTGCCGGGACAGAGCCACTGCCAGCACTCGTTGTATCAGTTACTGTTGATCCGCTTACCGTCAAAGATAGGTCAGTGATTTTACTTGCAAAGACCATGAATAAATCATTTGTGCCTGTATTTTTCACAGACAAATAATCAAACCGCGTGTTGCTTGGAGGATAGAAAACTATATCAGATCCGGTGCCAGTGGCTGAGGCTGCCTGTCTGTAATAATTGCTTCCAGAATACGTCTTAGCAGTCTGCGGCGTAAGCTCAATTTGCTCGGCTAAATTTACGTCTGTACCAAGCTTTTCTGTGAGTTGGCTTTGCAAATAATAGGTCGTCATTTCTTTTGCCCCTTGGACTCCAACTGATTGAATGCTTCACCGGCTAGGCGCTGGAGGTCCTCGTCGCTCATGCTACTGAGTTGATCGTTTTGTCGCAAGCCCCTTTCAAGGTCACCCAACTGGCAAAGACTTCGCGTCACTACACCAAGAAGCTTTACCTCTTCGGCGCTCAGCGTCTCGTGGTAATTTCGAACGCTGGCATCGGCCAACTTTCTGCTCTCACTCTCGAGTACCGAATAAATATTCTGCTGAATGTCTGCTAGTCGCGGTAGGTATCGGGCTTCAATCGGTGCCGCGTTCATCCTGATAGAGCTAGCCTCTGTCTTGAGCGCTGCGTCAACATCCTCAGCCAGGTTGGCCTTGTCTTGTTTGCTTAACGCACCAAAAGCGTTCGTCTCATATCTTGCCACCAACTTCTTCATGTCTACGAGTTTATCCGACATTAAATCCAACCCTCCAAACCCTTGAAGTGACCAACAAGCTGATTACGCAAAACATCGCTCTCGAGCATCTGATGAATCCTTAACTCTTCGTAACGCTTCTTGCTCATCGCAGATACTTTGCCAAATTGGTTGGGCGCGTACGTTTCGCAAAACTTTCCGATGGGCATCACCAATGCTGTTCGCCCAGACTTGTTAAGATCACGCTCCCGCCATGTGCTCACCAAAGGGTACCATATAAGATTCGATATGACCGCATGCCCTCCATACGGAGCAGCCATCACACACAGATAATTATGACATTTGCCACGGAGAGACTCATGCTTGCGCTTGTTTATCGCAAAAAATTTTTTTCGCGGTGAACAGTCAAACGACTTTACGTCAATTCGAACGTCGTCAACCTCCAGGTCTACATCGCTGGCTGCGCTACCGCCGTCAGGACTAAACACATGATGACGAAACCTGCTCAGCAAATCCTTGGACGCACCCATGGTCAGAAAGCAGTGGTACAAAAATATCTCCGCAAAAGCGCCCATCATATCTATGTGGCTGCGAGTGCTACTGCTGAAGCAACCATTAACCGTAGACCTCGAGTTGCTACGGACGCGGGCATCACCAAGCATGCAAGCATAGGCCCATAACCTAGGGCGAACAGTCAGCTTGCGGTCCTGCACAATGGTTAAAAGATCTAGGTCAGTGCTTTGCATTTAGACAGGCTATTTCATTTGTTCGGGGATAGCTATGACGCGATGTGTCATGTGAAAAGGTGAATAGTGCGTGTGAGGGTGTACTACTACTACTACTACTTCTACTACCGGGGACACCCCCTCCCCCTCCCCCCAAAAAATATTTTATCTACTTTCGAGTCGATTTAAGGATAAAAGAAAGGAACCTCGCCAGGTCCCCCACTTTTGACTCATTGCGTTAGTATTGTGGATTCTTAACATACACTCTACCGTCGAGTAGAATAGCCTTGTCGCCACCCTGAACAGGTGTCCCGTTCTCGTCCCAAAAGTACCCTCCGACTTTGGGGTTATAACCTACTTTGGTGTAGGTTTTGACTATGTCTAGCAGGTCGACCTTATCCCGTTTCCAGTCCCTAGAACCCGTCGAGATGCTCATTACGTCGCCTACAACGAAGGCATGTACTACCTTGTGCCCATTAGCAGACGACTCAACAGAGCCGGCCTGAACATGGAACACAATATCTGACATTGTAACAAAGTCTACGCCATCCTTTGGTGTGCATACATTTCCGGATACGCCCCCACGCCTAAGGCTGTAGGCCTTGCGATTATTCTTCTTATTAGTAGGGCTAAGGTTTAAGTAGGCTGCAACTCTCATGGTGTCTCCAATGCAAAAGGGTATAAGGGTTAATTATCGAACCCCTAAGGTATTGTCAACACAAGTTGCACATTTATTCGAAGAAAAGTGACAAGTGACCGGAATCATTAAGGAAAGTGGGTAAAGCGGTGGCTAGCCGGGTAGCATATACCCACCGCCCCACCCGGCATG